GTTCGTCTGTAACAACTGGACTGCTGCTTGAGCCAATAATGGTGCTAACCGAGCTTCAACTTCTGGGTCCATGTGGTTTTCCTCCCCAGACACATCATTCTGTGCTGGTAAAGCCATCCCTAGTTGTTGTTCAATTTGAACGCGATACTGGAACCCTAAATGCTCATTAACGTGGGCCATAGCTGCTGCCGCAATTTGTTGTGCCATTGGGTTATTCTGTAATAGCGCTTGGATTTTTGGATCTTGTAAGAATGACATATGTACAGCAATGTGTGCCGGGTGGTCTTGGTATTGGAACGCTTTAACCGGTTTAACCATTAGAAGGTTTTGGTTCTCTGTAACTGGGTCTTCTGGTTTTTGATCATCCGCCATAGGTACAAGTTTGGCAGCTTCTTTAACCCCAAGAACATCTAACATCTGACGGTGCAAAAGGGGAAGGTTATATAACTGTGGCGCTTGCTGGGCTAACTGAAGAACTGCTTGATATTGAACAATCTTCTGCGCCATCGTACTAGCATTAGGATCTGAGACTGGAATAACTTCAACGTCATCGTAATCTGATTTCTTCGCACGAGGTGAGCCTTCTACAGGCTCATAGTTATATTCTTCCGGTGTGTAGTCTGCAATAATCCGCTTGAGTAACCGAAACTCTTGTTTCATCGAGTAGTGGATACGTGCTTGAACTGCCGACATTACCTTAAGAGTACGTTCTAGAATTGCAAGCGTTGTACCTACTGGGGTATTGGCGCCCATGTCAGAAATCTGCATATCACTAGCAGATGCAAACGAACGACCTTCTTGAATAATTTTATCTAACAACAACGCCAGAGTTTGGCTTGGCTCCTTATAAGGGAGCGTCATGATGTTGTCTTTCATAGTACCGCTGGGTACGTCTACATCACGGAACTCTCCGGGTGCTATCGGTGTGTCGTCGCCTTTGACTCGCAAGCCACGGGTCTTAAAGCCGCCCGGCAAGTTTGCGAGGGATCCCGCGTCCACGAGTTGTCTGAGGATACTAGTGCCTGACTTAGCAAAAGCACCGACAAGATGAATAAGGCCAAAGCAATAGAAACCAAAACCCGGCACATAGCCGTAATGAACGAAATGCTGGCGCTTCTGGTGGGTATCATCTTCTGGATTCCAATTTCTACGAATTGCTAATACGGTATTGCTACCCTTTTCTAGCGTTACCACATATGGTAAACCAATACCAGTAGTTTCGCCATCTTTATCTTCATGCTCGTAGCCCGGTAAATCAAGGTTAACGTGCATTTCTAAAATTTTAAATCTGTCGTCTGAGGTAGCTCTAAAACCAAGTTTCTCAGCAATCTTTTTCTCAACTTCATCTAGTACATTATCTGGCTCGCCTAAATCTATATCGCGGTAAAAACCAGCTACTTGTAGACGACGTAGTTCATTTTCAGTCTTGCGCATAACATGGGTTACCCGCTCTGCCGATTCAATACTAGAAGCTCCGTAAGGAACAACAATATCTTCAGCAGGAACAAACATAGCTACTTGACGTTCTAAACTTGGGTCATAGTAGACTTTCTTAAACGCATTACCTGCAAGGCCCAAGCCCCACAACATACGCTCATGTTCAGGGCGATACTCCGTCATTTTGTCGGTTAGCTGGTAATTCATATCATCTTTAACCCGTTCTGAAGCCGCTTTCTTCGCAGGGGTTTCTTTACCAATGATCTGTGTTTTAACCGGCCCGGCGGCAGGAAATGTTGACATCATTGTTTCAGCTTGGAATTTAACCAATGCTTCGCTTAGGATGGGATGATATACACCACAAGCGCCGGGCCAAGGCTCCATACGGTCTTCAATCTTCATACCTAACAACTGAAGTCCGTCTACATACGTTTGGATCCAATCTTTACGACTGGCTACGTCATCTTCATAATCCCCAATTAAATCTCCAACTAGCTGAACAAGATCTCGCTCGTCCATGTATTCCGCTAAGTTAGCATCAAAATCCTCATCGCTGCCTTCATCAGGCTCAAGCTCAATCTCCATCCCATCAATACCAATTTTTACTGACTCTGGATCCTCAATTTCAATTTCTAGATCTGGTCCTGCCTCAAGCTGGTCTAGTCCTTCTGGGGCTGCATAAAGTGCTTTGTCGATGTTAGTTGCCATGTTCAATCTTTCTTAAAAAGTATGCAAATGCTGGTCCGGGGAAGTTTCCTTCGTATAAACCAACAATTTCGTAATCTCCCACAATAGTTTCTCTAAAAGCTATTGCTTCTTCTTCAGTTTTAAAACCTTTGCGTAACTCATTCATATTAGTTTCCAATTACCTGTTAGTGGCTTATCTATTAACCCACCTTTTTTATACGCTCTAGGGTTTAAAATCTGCTTAAGATCGGCCCCCCCGCTACCACCACCGCCACCGCCAGAAGATCTTACATTAGTAATTTTTGTACCAAAATGAACTCCTTTACCTGTGTCACCAACAGGACTTTGTGAATTCATAATTTCAACAGGAACCATACCTACTGCAGGGGTAGTTGAATAAGGAGCGGTTCCAAGTCTAGTGCCAGCTTTTTTAGGGCCAAAATCTTGTATTAAATCTAAAGCGGCTTTTCCTGTTGGTTTTCCTTCTGCATCCATTACTGGAACTAATCTTGTACCCATTTCGGCATTTTGAAATATACCTGCAATATTTTGCGCTGCAGTTGGGTTCATATAGACTGTTTTACCAGATCTTGGTTGCATACCTTCGGTTGTATCAGAATGCGCTGCGCCACTACGATTGCGAGTTGTTGTTGCATCTGCATGCTGTGCATACTTTGACCCCCGTTCTGTTTCAAACAAGTGAGTTACATCTGGCAAGTTAAGTAACGCCTCATAATCCATAATTTACCTATACGTTGTAGTAGCCAGCATTTCTACCGGATTTAAATTCACGAATTTCTTCTGGTTCATCTGAGGCTAATCTGATAAACCCACCTCTTCTGTATCTTAATAACGCTTGACTCATTGAATCTACTAAGTCGTCATGCTCCCCACTTGGAAAACTGGCAACTTCTTCTATCAGTTCTTCCGCCCAACTTGTGTTTGGTACATACACCCTACCACTCGCAAATATATCAGCAACTGCGTTTAACCTAGCAATTTTATCGTTACCCCGCGTAGGTGTAAATTCCTGTACTGGTATACCCATTGCTCTAAGTTCAAAAATTAACGGTGACCCCGAAGCTTTTGCCTCGATTATCATAGCATCTGGCTCCCACTCCTTATACTCTTCCATCGCCCGTTGCTTTAATTCAGGGAACTCCATACGCTTTTTAAACGCATTTAGCAAGATTATATTCGCTTGTTCTCTACCTGTATCATCTGGACGATAAAAAACACCCCAAGTTGTACACGCAGAGTAGTCGCTTCGTTCTGTTTTTAAGAAGGCAGTGTCCCAAGATTGGATCAAAAACTCACAATAAGGGGGGTCATCGTCCTCCCAAATCTTCCACCATTCGCGTTTTATGATCGCAGATACGTCAGAAGTTGGCTGTTGTTGGTACTGCGCCATCCATTTTCCGTTAGGAAGTTCGGATTTTAGTGCTTCTAACTCAATTTTTGACCAAAATTCGGGCCAAAGTGGCCTTCCAGAGGGTAATAATGCCGGAAATTCAATAACTTCCCACTCTTCACCGCTTCTTTGGGCTGCTGCTTTCAATACTTGACCCGTTAAATCCTTTTTAGACCACCGTGTCATCACAATTACGATGGCTCCCCCCGGTTGTAGACGTTGCCTAGGTCCAGATGTATACCATTCGTACGTTTTATCGTACACTTCGGGGTTAAGTTCGGCTAATGTCGCCTCTTGTTCCGAGTGTGGGTCATCAATAATGAGCAAATCTGCGCCTTTACCCGTAACAGCACCGCCCACACCGATAGCGAAGTAATCACCACCCTTATTCGTTGCCCAACGACCCGCCGCCTTAGAGTCCACTTGTAGTGCAACTTCAGGAAATAGATCCTTATAGACGTCGGAATCGACCAAGTTACGTACTTTACGACCAAAACCCACAGCGAGTTCAGCCGTGTGCGAAGTTTGTATGATTTTCTTATCAGGAAACTTTCCCAAGAACCACGCAGGTAACAAGTAACTAGCAAATTCAGACTTTGTATGCCTAGGAGGCATATTAATAATAAGACGCTTAACTTTTCCACTAGCTACCCTCTCAAACGCTGCCGCCATCCGCTCATGGTGTTTCCCATGAATAAAATTAGGCCACACATAATTAACATAAGTCATAAAACTATTCTTAGCTTCGTTGTAAACCTTCACCTTGTGGGCTTCGGCTATTAACTCCCCTATTTTCTGCTGTACCGCCGGGGGGAACTTGTGCAGATTCTTCTGTGCTTCCTCAAGTAACTCTGGACTCATTCAGTTTCTGGCTTTTCTTTAGTACCCAGCTCTTCCGCCACGTCTATGCTGCCAATACACACCGCTTTCTGTATCTCATCTAGCTCGTTATCTACTTCATCGGCCTTACCCATATAC